AACACTGGCTGGATTACCCTGGCATTGGCAGATGGAAATGTTAATGACGCTGATTGCAGCGGTTTAGACGCTGTTGCGACTTTGGATAAGGTACTCGATACTTTGCCCGAGGTTTATGACGGTATGCCCGATCAGGCGTTCTGTGTGTCTCGGAAGTTCAGAAGGAAGTTCGGCCAGGAAATTGCAGCCCGCGAAACCATGCTCGGTGATAAGGCACTTTCACAGGGCGGGGATATTTCATTTGAAGGTATCCCCTTAAAGATGGTTTATAGTTGGCCAAGTGCTTATGTGATGCTTACTCCGAAGAGCAATCTTCATGTAGGTATTTCTAAGGTAATAACTGTTGAGAAAATGCTTCAGCCAAGAAAGCAGATCATTGAATACACGATCACGCTGAAGTTTGATCCTGAATATGCGTATGGCGGATTTATCTCGCTCGGCGCTAACGTTTCGGTATATGGGGTGTGAAATGAAAAAAATACTTAATTTTGTATTGATATTTGCAGTCATTTTCGCCTTTAGTTTTTTATATGCCGCCAATAAACACGTAACGGTTCCGGGTATAAAAAACCACTTGGCCGGGATGACGCTAAAGGTAACATTCCCCGCGAATATTGATAGTGCCGGTTCGCAGCATACTGACCCAATATTTATTGGGAACGTGAATGATGCCGATGCTCATTTTAAAGTAATTACAAATGCTGCGTCAGACATTAATGTAATCCTTCATTTTTCAAATGATTTAGATACGTGGAAAGCAACGGCAGCAGCTACAATTGATGCTATATCAAATACCGCAGAATATGATACTCTGGGCGGTAGAGTATTGGTTGATTTTCATCGTTACAGTTGGATGGTCATTGAATCTGATGGTCAAGCCGCAGCAACGTCTGATGATATTTTATATTTAGAAGGCCATTTTCAGGCTGATGTAAAATATCCTGGACCAGCGGGTCGTGCGTTAAAACATTCGTTTTATACAACGACTAATGTAACCGATCCGTAATCTTTAATTTGCAGGCTAAAATCCCCCGGTATTTGATAGGGTATCGGGGGATATTTTATAAATAAAATTGAGGAGGTTGTAAGATGGGAGAAGGATCGAAAGTAAAAGAGTATATGTGCCGTGCTAATATCTCAGTCAAAGGCGAGAGCGGAGTTAAATATATTCGGGATCATTATTATACGGCCGAGGAAGTACGCAGGTGTCCGGCAGGTAAAAAAGACAAATTTGTGAAACTTGAGACAATTGATCCGGGTAAAATTGACGGTACAAATGCCGAGTTAAAATCACTTATCCAACGCCAGCAGATTAAGATACAGACCCTTGAGGCGGCCTTAGAAGAATATGAAGGCAAAAAAGCGGATACTCCTGCTTCTAAGGGTAGTGCAATAACTTCAAAGACCGGCGGGCAAACAGGTACGGAAAAACTATAATGGAGGCTGCTTATGTCAATGGCAACAGCGGCCTTATGCCGAACCGAAGCGAATATTTCTGATAGTGTCGCGGCTGCTAAATTTACATCCTCGCTTTCTAATGCCGAAGATGAAATACGTAGGATCTTGCGGAATCTTGAGGTGTTGGTAATTGATTATAGCTATCTTGAAGATGGTGATAATACATTCTCAGAAGATGACGGCGATACTTATAGATTTACTTATGAACATATAAAAACACTTTCTGACGGTTTTGATAGTGCTACTGATACAGATTACGTTGCACTACTCGCTGCAATAAATGTTTCTCTCGCCTATAACTCACAAGACGCTCTTACCGATGATAACAAATACCAGCTAAGACAAGCAGGCAGAGACTTCCGCAAAGCAGAAGTTTTGTTTGCGCTTAGTTATTTTGCAATTGTAGGCAATTTAAGACCTACTAATGATGGCGGTTTTATTACTGAAGTAAATTATCAATCGGGTAAAGCCTCGATAATGTCTCAGGATAATGCTCGCAAGTTAAGCGTAAAATTCAGGCACGAAGCATTAAAACAAATATTCCCTCACCTAAAAGATCCCGATTCTGATACTATAAAAGACTCGATAGAATACGAAGATGGTACACGCAAAGAAGTCTCTTATCCTAACTCGTTTACTCACCCTGATATAAATATTAGCGCGGTTCCTGTAAAGAAATTATATAAATCTACTGATCCGAGAGATCGCTATGCCGGATAATGTAACTTTTGATTTATCTAAACTCGTTAAATTCAATAAGAATCTTGAGAAAAGGATCCCTATTTGGATGGAGAAAGCACTTGAGAATTATGGGCTAACCCTTGAGGAATTGGTAGTTGACGAAATAGATAGAATGAAATTAAATGTATCAAGGGAAATGGGGAAATCAGTCAATCATATAGTCAAAGAGCGTATGAAGGGATGGCTCGTAAATGTAGGTACTAATGTAAAAACAGCAAAGGGCTATCCTTACGCTATCGGAGTCCACGAAGGGACTATCGCTCATTGGCCTCCAGAAGGGCCTATACGCGCATGGGCGAAGCGGAAATTGAATATTACAAACGAGAAAGAACTCAAGAAAGCAACTTATTTTATCAGGAAACAGATTAGCGAAAAAGGCACGGAAGAACATCCTTTTATGACTAATGTATTTACGAAAGAAAAAAGCAAGATCAGAAAAGAAATTGGGAAAGCGTTAATGCGAGCAATGAAGGGCGGCAAAATTGTTCGAACTAATTGATAATATCACAACAGCGGTAGACGCGGTTTCAGGGATAGAATTTGTAAGCGATAATTTATATAATGAGATTACTGATTATAGTGCTTTTATAATTGACGAAAACGTGGAAATGGAGTTAGGGAAAATATCCGTAAACGGTCAGATATATAGCGCAACTATGCGGACGGAGTTCTATCTTCATGTGAAATATGATGATTATACAAAAGCGGAGTTTAAAACGTTATTTGTAAACGTCATAAAAGCGATTGCCGCTTTGACTGTATTCCAATATATCAGCATTACGGATTTACATCTATTGACTCCACTTCAAATTGGGGCTGAGAAAACACGAACTGTATTTGGTACAATTGAAATGTTGACTAAGGAGGCTTGGGTTTGAACAAGTCAGGGTATCATAGAAGGCAGATAACAAAAGCAAATAAAGGCACGGCATTAAAACCTAAAATATCTATATATGAACATAGTGTTGCTCCTTTGCAAAAGATATCGGGGCAGATTAAAGACCCTTTCGCTGAGGCTGGATTCGGGTTTGACAAAACAATAAGGCCGCCTTATTCCCTGACGACTTTACTTGATTTTTATGAAGATAACACTTGGAATAATGTCTGTATAAATTTAAAAGCCAATTTAGTCTGCGGGCAGTTTGATATAGTATCAGACGATGAGGATCAAAAAGAAGATGCTGAGTATAATATACTAAATGAATTTATTGAGAAACCTAATGAGGATGGCGAGGACTTTCTTGATTTAACTAATAAGTTCTGGGTTGATACTGGGTCAATAGGAAATGGATATTATGAAATTGTAAGAAATGGACTTGGAAAACTAACAGAAGTTTATCATATGCCTGGTCATACAGTATTAAAAGCAAGTGAGGGTAAAGGATTCTGGCATGCAAGATTAGGGCTTGCGAAAAAGGCGGTTTATTTTAATAAGTATAACGATAAAGATAAGCCTGGTAATGAGTTGATTCAGCACAAAAATTATTTCCCGGCAAGTAAATTCTACGGGATGCCGGATTATGTCCCCGCGCTTGGAGCAATGACGCTTGACAGAAACGCTGTAATATTTAATAATAACTTTTTCAATAATGGCGGGATGCTCGGCATGATTCTGTTCTTGAAGCGAGTAGAATTAAGCCCGGAAGCACGCTCTGAGTTAAAAAATATGATTCAAGGAAATTATACGGGAGTTGATAACGCTCATAGAATGGCAATTGTTGATGGAATGGGGCCAGATACGGATTGGAAGATTGAGAAGGTAATGGAATCGGTTAGGGATATGAGTTTTTATCAATTACGTAAGTTTAACCGGGATGAGATATTAGCGGCTCACCACGTGCCGCCCAAAATGATTCACGTGGCCGAAGCGGGTAAATTAGGGGAATCCAAAGACGGTTATAATCAATTAAAGTTCTTTAAGATATTTGAAATTGATCCAAGCCAAAGAAGGCATGAGAATATCTGGAATAGATTATTTCGTGATGAATTAGGCGTAACAAAGTGGAAAATTAAATTTAAAGAACTTGATATAAGAGATCCGAAAGATAAATCTGAGGAGATTTGGGGTGATGTTGAGCGGATGATAATAACAACAGACGAAGCGAGAGAAGAAAGAGGGCTTGAACCTGCAGAAATATCTCCGGCTGTTAAACCTGAAGAAATGGCGAAATTATTGAAACAAATAGACACTTTAGAAGAACAATTATTGGAGGATTTATAATGAAAGTTATAATGTTCATATTGATTTTAGCATTTTCAGTATTCGGACAGCCCACTTGGACTCAGTGAGAAGATGTCTCTAATACAAACGGTAATTATTTTCTTGCATCGAACACCGATTCTGTATATTGGACTGATGACACTCTATTTATTTTTGGTGCTGAAACGGCTTATGTATTTGTGAATAGCGGAAAATCTTATGGGATGTTGACATATAAAGGGGATGTATACGCAAAAGCTGTTACTGGCCATGCAGCCGATTCATCAAGAATTGTATTTCAAATGGCGATGTTAAAAGGTATGAGCTATACGGCATTAGATGCCAATGTGACTGAAACATATTACAATATGGATTCGGTTGAGGTTGCCGCGACCGCTGCAGGGACATTTTATTTTTATCCATTTCAGGATACAAATATGGATCAGAAACATACGAATTATTATATCCTAAGAATTAGGGGACGATATAGTACAAATGCAGCGGCGATAGTAATGAAAGAAGAAAGAATAGAGGCACAATAAATGCCGGTATTATTCCAAGATGCAAATAGTAATTATGTCGATAATGACATCCTTGAATCAGGCGATAATTCTCTTGAATCTGTTGTAATGGAATTTACAAAAGTAATAGCGGGCGGGACTTTATTTATTACAATCGGTGGCTCTGGAACTTTTACTGTTCAAGTAAAAATGGGCGATGGGCTAGATAATTACGGACCCTATCACAGCATTGCCGATCAAGACGGGGGGACAATTCACGCAGTAGCATCTTATAATCTTGATATGGCCATACAGGAGTTTTGGACGCAAGGAATAAAGCAATTGAGATTTAAGATAAATAGGGCGACAGGTTCGGGCGATGTACCAATAACAGGAGCGGCATTTAATCATGTATTCTAAAATATTATTGATATTTCTATTATCGGCCTCTTGTTTATTCGCGCAAAGGGATAAAGTAAGAGGTAGGGATTTGCTCCCAAGCGCAAAGGATACAATGGATGCAAGATCGCGGACAATAGTATCAGATTCAATCTCATACGCTTTCGCCACCGACACCACAGCCCTGAAGTTACTTGATTTGCCAGAGGGGAGAACAGCGTATGTCAAAGATAGTCCTGGGAAGGGCTTGTGGACTGTTATTGATAGTTTATATCCCGAATCTTATTCTATTATAGCCACAAGACATCCAACACAAGGATTACAGTGGGTAAGAAATAAATATTTAGAAACTAAGAGTATAAATGTTCTGTGGGCTGGTGTTGTTGGAGATAGTACAACAGATGATACAGATAATATAAATCAACTTTTTCGTGAAGCACATGATAATGAATGGTCTAAAGTACATTTCCCTGAAAGTAATCCTAAATATAGAATAACGAGCCCGATTTTAATTAACCCTGGAACTTTTAATTTTGAAGTATCCGGTGGTGGATTAAATAGTGTTATATTCGCTGACTCTGCTAGATGGACAAGTACACTCCCTACAGGTGGTACTAAGGATGATTTCATGGTTGAAATTCGTTTAGTCGGTGATACATTAGCTTATCAATACGATGGAAGAATTACAATAAAGGATTTAACCTTTGAAAGTGATGGACAATATGATGGGACTTCGACTAATAGAGATGACCCAGGTGGAATTGTTACATATCCAAGTGGTGTGGTTATATCTCATTGTAATTTTAAAAATATTAGAAATGAAGCAATTATGCACCATATCGCAATGGCAAAAAATGTAAGATTTGAATTTAATAATTTTGAAAATTGTCAAACTAATGCTATGAATATAAACGGTAGTTCTGGATTAGTTGCTGTAGGGAATACGGTCAGGCATTGTTATAATGGCTTTGAAATGTCTGGTGATTTTGTTAGTGATTCAACCGGGGCCACAATAGTTACATCAAATCATTTTTATGGTTGTAAATATGGTATTACAGGGCCGAATATTAATGCCCACATAGATTCAGCAATTGAGAGAAACTCAAATAATAAGTTTATAGTTACTAATAATTCTATTATTGGTGCTGATGTTGTTGATGTTGGTTATGCTTTTAGGTCTTTGACTGGAATAGCATTTGCCTGTCCGACTACAGGTTATATAATCTCAAATAATGAAATTAAAAATATGGATGAGTACGGCATCCTTAATATTGGATATGCCCCCGCTGGTGCACAAGGAGGGAATCTTGCATCGCCAGAAGATATTATAATATCTGGTAATCTAATTACAAATTGTGGAGATTCAACAAATTATGCTGCTGGGATTCTTATATCTGTTGTTATTGATACAAATAGAACCACCTCGCCACGAAGAATAATTATCACAGATAACATAATTACAAACACTGATGCAACTGATTACACAATGAGGCGTGGGATTGAGATTGGTTCCGGGGTGGAGAATTTAATCATATCCGATAATATTATAAAAGGAATGACTGAAACTGGTATTCTCATGTCACAAGCTGTAAATGCACAACAAAGAACTTATGATAGAATAAATATAATAGGAAATCAGATTGAAGATAGTGGGACAAGAGGGATTTACATATTTGCAAATGAATACTATGGAATTAAAAATATCAAGGTTAAAGATAATACTTTGCGCAATAATGGAGCATCTGGTATGTATATTCGTGGATGTAGTTATATAAATATTTCAGATAATATTATACTTCAAGAACCGTATTTAGCTGGCTCTGTTGGATTATTCATACCAAATAATATTGAATCATTAATTAGCGGAAATGATATAAGGGGATACACAGATTTAGTTACATACGCTCATTCAGGTGTTTACCGAAATGATGGGCTATATACTGAATATGCCCATAATGGTGAAGACAATAATAATATTCATATATCAAGAGGCTTTTATCCTGGAGAGCCTGGAACCGGAAGATGGAATAGGGGGAGTTGGTCTTATCCAAATCCAACGGTTACAGGAGCAGATACATTTTACGCTTATTATTGCACAAATCCTATTGCTGGATATGGGGTGGCTGATCCAGATACAGTAACAGGAGATATAACATTGGGAAGTGATACATTGACAATTTCTGGCGCCGGGGCTGATAATTATTGGTTAGTAGATGATAAAATACAAGTGAATGGTTCTGGCAATGCCGGGGCTGATAAATTGTTTTATATAAGAGATATTATGTTAAATGATTCGGTTTTTGTTTTATCCGATACAGCAAATACTACTGTAGATGACTCTACAACATTCCAAATTAGCCCGTCTTGGCAATCATTAAGTTTTTAGAGGTAAGTATGAAGATTATAATATTATTAATCCTATTATTTGGCTTTGCTTTAAGCCAAGAAATTGAGATTGGGAATGGGTCTACTGGCAATAATGCAGGGTCTACTACATTAAATTATACTTATATCGGTGCCAGTGATCCAGCGAATGAAAGTGGGTATATTACTGAAATACAATTAATTGTTCAATTAACTCTAACATCGGATACATTGATTGTTGGGACATTCTCAGGAACAGGCGCTGGGCCTTTTACTTCAAGAGATTTAGACACGTTGATTGTGTCAGGGACAGATGCACAAGTAAAAACGTATAACGCCCCTGCTGATTTTGATTCTATTGAAGTTGTTGCTGGTGATTTTATTGGAGTTTACGGTACGACGACAAATGGAGCAAGAATAAAAGTTGCAAATGATGTAACAGGGAAAACGATGTATTTAAAATCTGGGAATCATTTTACTGGTTCGCCTGTTGCTAGTTGGTCGTCAGTAGCCAATAATGCCCCAAAAATAATTGGTTATGGGTGGATTGCCTCTGCGGGTTATGAAAAAAGATTCAAAAAATACTCAGATTATTGGAGATTTAAGAGGTAATAAAATGATGATAAGAATAGTGTTTATTTTAGCATTGTTATTCACAATCGGATGCGGGCAAAATTTAAGAATAATGTGGAATCCTTCGGATCAAGCAGATACCGAGGGATTAACTCATTATACGATTTATAAATGGGAGGGTGATTCTGTTCAATGGCAAAACTGGGTACAAACAGATATGGATTCAATTGGTATACTTCCTCATGTTTTGAATTACGGTGGGCCTTATGAATTCAGAACATTCTTTGCAGAGAATAAAATAATTAGGGCGGGATTAATCGCAGAAGATTCACTTAGCAGAAAGAGTAAAATGGGGCTAACAAGGTTTTATTTTTCCCCAACAAATTTAGAAGAAATATGGATTGAAAAATGAATAAAGAAATAGCGTGGCTATTTGGATTTATATTTGCCGTTGGGTGTTTGGCGTTTTATAATCCTTACTTAGCAGGTGGTATTGTGATAGTAACTATTGGATGGTGGATAGTAATATGAGTGGACTAAATGCATTAAAGCTAAAATTTAAAAGGAAACGAAAAGTGTATAGTGTCCCTATTGAGAAAACAATATATAAAAGCCCTAATTACAGCACGAGAAGAATACGGATTGACAGTATTATAATTCACCATACAGGTGGTCAGTTCCCCGGATGTGCTGTATGGCTTAGTAATCCTGTATCTAGGGTATCGGCGCATTACCTTATAAACAAAGAAGGTGCTGTATTTCAACTCGTTGCAGATTACGATAAGGCATGGCACGCCGGGCGGGGTGCTTTTGATGCTAATAAAGATGGGGAAATATCACCTGTTGAAAAAATGTGGAATGATAGATCAATTGGTATTGAACTTGAAGGCTATGAAAAAGAAGGATTTAAATACACAACGGAACAACTACATATTTTAGACAGACTAATTTATGATCTTTGTTATGAACATCACATCAAAAGTAATATGATTTTAGGACATAAAGAGATTAGTCCAGGGAGAAAGATAGATCCGGTTAATTTTGATATGGATGAATTTAGATTATCAATTAAGGCAATGATATCATGACAGAATATATCTACTTCGGGATCATAGTAATGCTGATGGCATTCATGGATGGGTTTAACTTTCACTTCCCTCATAATAAGGGTTGGTTTAGTTTGACTTATGGCGAAGGTTCGAATAGTTGGGATATATGGCATATTCTGAAACGCTCTATACTTTTAGTAATTTTCATATATATGTTTGGATTTGAAATTACAAAATGGATATGGTGGGTAAATGGAATTGCCTTTGCTCTGATTGCCTGGTTATTGCAATATTTAATTTACGATGTATTAATTAAGGAGTATATGATGGGTGAGAAGAAAAAGTGGTATTTAAGTAGGAGTATATGGGTTGGTTTTATTGCTTTTGTTGGTGGTATTTTACAAGCAACAGGCGTTATTTCTGTCCCTATTTCGCCTGATACACAGATGATGATTCTCGGTGTTATTATTGTGATCCTGCGAAAGATTACAAGTGAACCGGTTGCCTGGTGAGTGATCGTAAATACACAATGGCAGAGATAGACCTGGAGGGGGTTGTTTAAGTGGCGGTTTAACTGGCAATCGAAAGATTTACAGTTTGAGTTATAGGATCAATTATGAATAAAGAAGATAAAAAAGAGTTTGTTGAGATAAAAGATTTGCTTCATCAAATGGTTACGGATAAATATGATCCTGATAATGGTTGGAAAACCGCAAGGGCTGTATTTGAAAGTAAAACTATTGATTCTTTACAAGTGGTGCAAGAAAAACTTTCTGATCTAAAAGTATCTACTGACAAAATTCCTGATCTTATAAATACAGTAAACGATATTCAGGGTTGGCGTAAAAAAACAAATACGGTTCTTAAATGGTTTGGCACAAGTTTTATCGCACCTTTAATATTGTTTATTCTATATCAATTATTAAAATAAAAGGAGGTTATAATGCCAGATGAAAAAATGCAATCAGTAATTATTGCAAAAGATTGCTTATATACAAGCGGTTGGTATGGCAATCGGCAATTCAAGAAAGGGGAAAAAGTTAATATTGTTCCCAATCAGAAAGAGGATTATACAAAGGCCGGAGTTTCAAAGGCTTTTGTAGAAAAACTCAAATTTAATAAATTCATTTAAGGAGGCTATAATGGCTGACGCAACTAAGATTTATATGGGGCCGGTTACAGCAATAGGATATGCTGCTGCTGCAACGGCAGACGGAGGTGCTTTTACTGATTTCGGTTATCTCGATGAAGATGTAGCCGTAAATGTAGAGTGGGATCCTAATGCTGTTGGATTGTCGGATGGTAATCGTGTGCAAAAAAACGGGCTTGGTAAAATTACATTCGTATTAGTCCAGACCGATCCAGCCGGGATTCAGGCTGCGATTGAAACTTATTTAACAACGCTCTGTAAGTTAAAGATCACGACTTTAGACGCGACAAATGGGTATCATTTTATCGATAATATCTTTTTAACTTATCGTGGGTTACGTCCGTTTAAACCCGGTGAGTATCACAGATTTGAAGTAACTGCCACAAGAATAACGGAACAACCAGACGACTTTTGCAGTGGTCCTAAAGCAGCATCCTAAAAATAGGGGCAATCGCCCCACAGGAGAAAAATTATGGGTGACATATTACGTATTTACTCCGGCGGTGCTCAGGTTAGTCTTTATGATTCGACAAATGGATTACTTGCTCTTGGATATTCAGGCGAAGAAATAAGTATTGAGGTCGAGCCTCAAATAGTCCCTGTCTCAGATGGAAATAAAGTGCAGATTGAACAAATAGTGTCATTTGAGGCGACGATACTTGAGACTGATACAACTCAAATTACTAACTTAATGGCCCGGAAAGGCTACTTGCAAGAAGTTTATATTGTCGGAATCGATAGTGCTTATAAGTTTCGTGATTGTTTTATTAAAATTAAAAAGATAAGGCCGATGAAGAGCGGGGAAACTCATATAGTAACTATCTCTGGGCAGAGATATAAACAAAGCGTTTCGGCGATCATAGACTTGCCCGAGACAAATTATTGTCAATTTATTCAAAACATTCTTGGTGGTTATGGTGCAATGTTGGGCGCGGGAACACTCGCTACTGGTTGGACTAATCTTGGAGCTACAAGTTTATCGCTTGATACATCGCATCTTGGCGGTGGCTTTGGCAATGAACAAAGATTGACACTTTCAGATGCTGGTGATTTTATTATGATCCGAGTGCGATTTCCACTCAATGAAGTGCCGATAAAATTGACCGTCTCTGCATATATTGATAATAGAAAAGGAAGCGAGAGCTATTTATTTATAGGGATAATAACACGAAATGCAGCAGCACAGGCATTAGATACAAAAAAAAGTGATGAAATAACTATAGAGATTAGTGAAGATGGCCGGGAAAGTTATACTGTCGAATTTATTCCAAGTGCAGCAGTTCAATTTATTGAAATGTATATCCAGGGAAGTGCAACTGGATCAGCGGAATTAGGTATTGATAATGCTCAACTTGAGATCGGCTCATTAACTGATTATGTGGAGAACGCTTAAATGCCTGATGCCAATAATATATTATCAGGCGCGCCGGTACAAATAGCAGTTAATGATTCATCTAACGGGACATTGTATTTAGGCTATTTGAGTGCTGATAAAGTATCGCTAATTCAAAAGCCATTGTATCATAAAGATATATCAGGCTTGTGGTATCAATACGGCATGAGGACGATACTGAAAGCAGAGATGCTTGAGACCGATCCGACAAAGATTGCTGATCTTAAAAATCGTAGGACGACTAAACAAGATATTTATATAACAGCCGCAGAGTACGGGGTAAAATTACACGATACTTATGTTCAATTAGCCCAGAAAAGAGATTTCGCTAAACAATCTGTTATTGAATTAACAGCATATACTGATATTGAAGATGATATTGAGGTCATTAAAAATCTTCTTTCGTCTGTTAAGGATTCAGTAGATTACGGTAATTTTGAAATTGACACGAATACGGATGGTCTTGCGGATGGTTGGACGAATGTCGATATGAGCGCGGTTAGTAGAACCGACCCATCGTTTAAAAATGGGGCGGGAAATTATCATCAAAATTTAATATCTGATAATATCGATCAATCTGTATATTGCAGAATTACCTGGCGATTCGATCAGCCGCAGAAAATCACTTTTAGCGTTTATGCTCAGGCCCTATCCACAATCGAAGATATGTTTCTACAAATTAAAAGTCTGAATTCAAGCGATGCTACAATAACAACATCGTCGGGGAGTGTGGAAAACGTTCCGATAACTGGATCAAACAGGTATTCTCATTCAAAAGAATTTATAGATGATGCTATTGATAAAATTGAAATCAGGCTGTGGATGAATTCGGTCGGGACAATAAAATTTGATGATGCTCAATTAGAATTTGGGGCAATATCAGATTATACACAAAATGATTAGGAGGAGACTTGGAGAGTAAAGTTTATAAAATTCAAGGACAAACATTAAAACTTGAAAAAGTAAAGATCATTCAGCTTGAGATGTTTGCTGAGATTATAGGGGAGGTTGAGTTCGGAGATAATCCAACCGGAATAGCGGACATTATTAAAGTAATCAGAAAGCAGGGGTTTAAAAAGTTTATGGAAATTGCTTTCTATCCGCAGGATGTTTCAAAAATTGATTGGAATAAAATCGACTACGAAACAGTCGATGAGGTAATTGAAGATTTTTTCGTATTAAATCCTCGCTTGAAAAAGAGGGCCTTATCATTCTTAAACGATTTTCT